ATGATTTTAAACCAATTTGACCGCATTTTTGACACTCAGTTGAACACTCAACGATATCGCGTGTCTATGAAAACAACTTTTTACCTCAGACCTGATAATATGATTCAGGGAAAGAATCCTATCTATTTAAGAATATCAGGCAATTCAATGCCTTCAGAAAGAATTCACACCTACTTATATGTAGATGCGAAATTCTGGCACTCAAAAAAACAACGTGTTTCTGAGAATTGCCAGGAGCATATCGACCTTAATTTAATTTTGATGAATATTGAATCGAAGCTTACGCAAATTCAAACGTTTTATCGATTGTCAGAAATGACATTAACTCCAAAAATTTTGAGAGCTGAATATGAAGACAAACTTTCACGTGTGAATTTTGTAGCTTTTTTCAAAGCAGCTATTCCGGAACAGAAGATGAAAGTAAGTGAGGACCGTTTGGAACGTTACGGAATTATAGTTAAAAAGCTTCAAGAATATCAGGAAGTAATACCTTTCAAAGATTTAGATCTAAAATGGATTGATAAATTCAAGGAACATTTGAAATACAAATTGAAAAATGAAGATACTACTATAGCTTCAAACATGGCTATAATAAAAAAGTTTTTAGGAATAGCTAAAAAAGAAGGTATAAAGCTTCAATTCGATCTGGAAGATTTTATAGTAGGTAGTACTAAAGGAAACCGAACTTATTTACTTGCGCATGAATTACAAAAATGTTTGAACTTCTATTTTTCAGAGTTCATTAATCCTAGTTATCGATTGGTACTTGGTTACTTTCTTTTTTCTTGTATGAATGGTTTAAGAATATCAAATGTTCAAGCATTGACACGCTCGGAATTAATGAGTAATGATTTTTCGGTTATATTGGTAAAAGGAAATCATGATAAAAATATGATTCTGAATAAAACTGCAAAAAGGATTCTAGAGCATGAACCTCTTTTATTTGAAAGGAAATTTGCAGACCAACATTTGAATGATGAAATAAAAAAGATAATGGCCACACTGGGCATAAATAAAAAAGTTACCTTTCATGTGGCGCGTCATACGTTTGCAACTTTATTTCTAAAAGCTGGCGGTAAGATTGAGATGCTACAAATGCTATTAGGACACACGACCATAGCTCAAACAATGATTTATGTGCATATAGTACAAGCTGAGGCAAACGAAGAAATGTATTTGCTGGACGAATTATTTACAATAAAAGCGGTCAGTTGACCGCTTTTTTTCTTGTGTAAACTTCAATATTCACCTCGTATAAATCCGGTGCAATTTCAGTTCGTTCTAAAGTTTTTATTAGATGAAAGTTTTTATAGCAAAAACAAAGTTTCTTAGCCTTTATATCTTTTACGATTTCATTGTGAGCAATAAAACTGAAGAATAAAAATTCTGCATTTATTCTGAACTCTAACCATGAATACCAATGTCGTTCGTGCACAACAGGTAATAGATAATCATTGTTAGGTAATGAATGATTAGTATCATCATTTAAACCATCGTATATGACAAAATATACTTTATCATCATTATTCTCAAAGCTGTGCGCTGTTAAAATACCGTTTCTATCAATCACCGGCAATGGTAAGCAATTTGATTCTATCGTATTGGTTTTGTCATCAGCATTAAACCCAGTAGTCAAAACATCGGTTTTATTTTGAAAAACTTTATCGTAAGTATAGACTGTTGAATCAATGTCTGTAAATTTAAGCAAATACGAATCGCCTTGATTCATTTTTCGTCTTGGACGAATAGGAACTAATTCACTTAAATTAATAGCATCATTGGTTGGTAAATCGATTTTTACACTATCCAGAAAAATAGTATTTCCTTCAATTCGTGAAAAATCATAATTCAAATAATTTTTGACTATAGTAAAAAATTCACTTACTTTAATATCCGGAACCGATTTGGTTAGATCAACACGCGGTTGATTATTAATCGTTGGTATTGGCAAATCATCCTGATTATATAATGTAATAAGGTTACAAGTCAAATCTGAAATTATAAGTTCAGAAGTTGCATATTGAAATGATTCAACAACAATTTCATTTGGGAGCGCACTTTCGAAAGCATAAAATAAAAAACTTACATCGAACTCTTCTGTAAATCCCAAAGGACTACCGAAGAAATTATCATCCGGAAGCGTTTTTTGGAAGAATGCGAAATTATTTCCTTTGTAACTTATTTTAATCCAGCTAGTACAGCCACGAAACAATTGCATTTTTACTTTGCCTTCAAGGTGATAAACCCCTTGATATGCTAATGCTTGAGTTTTTTTATAGTAACTAAAAACTACAGGATAACCCATTGGTGTCATCACTGGATGATTTGAAATTCTGTCTTCAGAATTAATCAATAAGCTTAGGAACTCAACCTCATAACGTATGAAATAATCTTTAGATGAAAAGACTATCATTTTTTTAATGAATTCATCATTAAAAATATCTCCAGCTAATTCGTAACCTGAGTCGTTTACTGCTTTTTTAAGTAGATATAATAAATATGGAAAAGGCTGCATGATGTTTTTATTCCTAGACGCTCCAGCAAACACATCATTCTCAACAAAACCCGATTCTGTCCTTTTATTTATAACCTTTTCAAAATAGGTCCAGACACTTTCTGAAGTATCATACTTATCGGTATGAACTGCCGGAAAGTTATAATTTACATCTGGCCATGTTTGAGAAACTATTTCTTCAGCATGCTCGTAAATTGTTTCTCCTTCAGGTAAATCAAATTTTTCTAAGGTTAATTCGCGAATTGATTTGTCAAATGATGGCAAAAATTCTAAACCAAAGCGCAGCTCACAAACTAATCTATCGGTAACCTCGATTATTTCTAAAATGGCATCCTCAATTTTATCATTATGAGAATATTTGCAATTGTATAGAGTTGACGGTGCTGTATTGTATAGCGAAATAAAATCCAAAGCGATATCCATTTCCTCTGTTAAGTCGATTTCAAAAGGAAAAGTATATTTTGTGAAAAAATTATCTGAGAACCATGAATTTTCTTCTGTATCTGAAATTTTCAGATTTGACAAATTCATTGTAAACCTATCGTTAAAAATTTTCCTCATTATAATTTCTGTTTATTTGAAATTCTAAAGCAAAATCTATCAGACCGCGCGAAGAATCTTTATTAATAATTGTTTTCATAATTGGACGAAGCTCAAGTATTTTTCCTTTGTAATTTATCCAGGCTTTTTTTGAAGCAAAAAGCGAATCTATTGTAACAAGATCGGTTTCAATTTTCCATCCCGTATTGATGGTAAACTTCGAATCCTTACGAACTTCTAAAATATTTAGTATTTCAACCCAATTGTTATATGTTTTTGATGATATGGAATTGATGTCGGTTTTAATTCCAAAGTCACCTGTGCAATGAATTGCTTTTTGTAATAAAAAGTCATCTTCGAAAACTATGGTATTGTCATAATCACCATCAGGAATAATAATAAATTTCTTTTGCACAACAGAATCTGATGTGCTGGCCATATCTGACAATCTTACATTAATCACGTCACCAATTTGAAAAGTTTCAAAAACTATTTTTTTACTGAAAACTCCAAGCTCTAACACTGTAATTACTTCTGAAGAATCAATTACGTTGTTTTTTAAAATATCAATTTGGTAGGTACCTGGTGTTATTAAAAAATTTACAAAGTGAGTTGCTAATAAAGTAGCTGAAGAAGTTTCTAGATTTATATCTAAAACTTTTGGAGCTGTAAACGAATTGTCAACTCCAGCAACAAATGTAACGTCTGGAGTTGCTATCTCACGAATCAATTCGTTTGTCGTAAAATAGTATTCTTTGCATAGCATTTTTAATACTGCAGGTTTATACTGAAATTGATTTTCATTGATAGTTTTTAACTTATCCATAATTCTGTGAATGGTCCTACCTAAATCGATTGTTGCTTTACCTTGGTAAAACGGAACAGTCAATTTTATCACATTAGTTCTTTCCTCAGAAGTGAAAAACGCATACGATTTTATTGTAGCTTCAATAATCAAATAGGTTGATTGTGAATTAGTACTGAAAAGAAATTCTTTAGGATCTAATGTATAGGCAACATCGGAATATGGATTGGTAAAGAAACCTTCTAAATTATAATTTATCTCAGTATCTAATTGTACCGTACTTCCTCCGATTTCTGACATTAAAGACACAACTCCTGTATATTGACCAGCTGACATATTATTAGTTGCGATTGGCCTAACAGCTAATCTTTTATCAAATATGCCATCTACAGCATCTTCCTCGATAACAGTTAACCAAGGTGAATAAGTTAGCGTATGGTCTTCAATTGAAGTAAAATCGATGTATTGCGTTTCAGGTTCTTGAATACCTTTGACTGCGCTAAAATTCAAAACCTCTGGACTGCGTTCGAAAGTAGTTAATCCTAACACATTGACAGTGTACCGAATCAATCCTATTATTTGGTTGCTTTCCATCACCCAAAAAACACCAGTTAAATCTAAACCATTGAAAGCAATTTCCTGATCGTAGTAATTCGTTAGAGCTACTTTAATAAATTTAACACCAGTTCCAGAAGCAATTCTATAATTAACGCCCGATTCTTCAACATTGGTAACAGTTACATCCAATGGTAAAGAAAAGAAATTAAACCGATCGGCATTAATTTTTAACTGCCAATCTCCTGATAGTCGAAATTCTTTAAATGGATAAATTTCTGAATCGTGAACGTAGGTGTAAACTCCTGATTTTGGATTATAACTTACGTTTGTATTCACAAGAATTAATCTGTACTCGTGAACGTATGTAGAAACTATTTCCCAATTTCCACCAACAAGACCTTCAATGGTAAAAGAATGAAAGAAACTGTAAGTGCCAAATGGTAATAGAGGTAATAATTGGAATGCTGGGTGAAAATCGAATGATACGCCATTTTCATCTAGTACAATGGTAGAGTTATCAATTGGATATCCTATACCTGTATAAGTTGAAGTTTGAAGAAAGCCAGGAACTGAAGTATCATTATAATAGACATAACCTCTTAATCTAAACTCTGAATATTGCGCATATTCTGCAACTCCAATTACATCTTTAATTTTAAAATTAATTATTGGTAATATTCCGGCACCATTCACTCCCGAATATTGAATCGTCAAATTTTCATTATTCCAATTTTGATAAATAGGAGTAGAGGCTAATGCCGCATTGTTTTGGTTGGATGAAATTGTTATCATAAAGCTTCTGTTGGTATAAAGGTTACATCTTGCACATAGATTGAATTGTAAGCAATTGCTTTCACTTCATCGCATTTCCATATCTCTATGTAAATGTTAAACGGATAGATCAATATTCTTTCCTGGAATAATATTGTATTCATTTTGAAAAATGAATCAATGTTTTTAATCAAATAATCGTAAATCTCAACTTTGTCAGTTTCAAAAATTATGTTTTTGATTTCTCCTGTTAAAGATTCCTGAAGCATCTTTGAAGCTTTGCCTGATAAAACAAAACCTTTTTTAACAAAAAAATTATCAGGATCACCTTTAGTTGGAGGAAACTTTTCTACCAACTTTTCGAATATCAAATCAATGATTTGATTTGCGCGCTTGTCATTTATAATTGTGTCTGAAGTATAGCTCATCGTTACTTAATTTTATTTTTATTTCTTAAAGTATTGTAGTCTTCAATCATTTCTTTTATTCCTTTAGCTGTGGTGTAATCATCTTTTTGAATGTGAGCTCTAACACCAGAATCTCTCAAATCTTTTAAAACTTCTAATGTTTCAGCCATAACCATAGCATTCATTTTGAGTAGTTCTTCATTTGAAGTTGACGCTGATGGAGACGCTGCCGGAATTTCATATCGTTGGTTCTTTTGGTTGTACATTCCATTTTCAAAACCTTTAATTCCTTGCAGTTCTCGCCAAAGTGCATCCTTAACCGCTGGAGATATTTGAGAATAAGCTCGTGAGTCGATTATCATTTCTGGTCCGTTTTCTCCAGTAAGGAAATACGTTGGTTTTGTTACCAAACCACTTTTAGTTTTTCCACCAAAACGCGATTGAAATACTTTACCATCTTGCTCACGCTTCACTGGGTAAAGCCCTTCTTCGAATCCACGAGCAGGAAGTGGAGTTCGTAAAACAGTTGCTAATTGAAGCGCACCCATTGCACCAACCACACCTGACATGATAGCGGCAGTAGCTCCAAAATCAAACTTTGGAAACTGAGCCCAAATACCTATGATTGCTTGAGCCGTAGAAGTAATTACATTCATAGCAGCAATAGCTTTTTGTCTCTTAGCTTGCTTGTATTCCGTTTCGGCTTTTTGCTTATCTAAATCATTGTCAATTTTTTCGATAGCTTTATTATATTGACTTTGGTTAATATAACCAGCATCTAATTGACGCTTAAGATTTAGTTTTTTCTTATTGGAAGCTTGCTCATTCTTTTTTAACTGAGCGTTTTCATTAGCATCAAGAAAACTACTATACTGTGCATACATGTTAGTCAATGCTTGCACCGCAAAAGTCATTTCATTAATACCAAACTTTCCTTTTTCTAAATTTGAAAATAAAGATTTCCAATTATCAGGTGTAAACCCTAAAATGTCAATAGATTTATTTAAACCTAAAGCATCAAGTTCTTTAACATTCTCATTTTTTACTAGTTCATTTCTTTTTTCAATCAGCTGAGCAAGCGTTAAACCAACTTTTTCAGCTTCTTTTTGAAATTCTGCAACTTGCTCAGGTGTAAGTAGTGATAAATCTATATTTCCTAGTTTATCTTTTCCTACAATAGTTTGGAACTTTTGTAGTAACTCTTTTAAGTACTTTTCTTCCTCAATAAGTTCATTAGCTTGAAAACTTTTTCTAAGTTTTTCTTTTGCTTTTTCATTATTGCCTAATGCCGCTAACTCATTATAGTAGGCTGTTTCACGAAGTACTTTTTGACGGTCAAATTCAGCCTTATCTTGATTAATAGCATCTTTGGCAGCTTTCTCTTCAATAGTGGCTAATTTTAAAAAGTGAATAGAACGTTTACCTTCTATAAGTTGGTTGATTTGATCATCTAATACTTTATTCCTTTCACCCCAAACTTTTTTCTGTTCGAGTTTAGCATTATATAAGCTCATATCTTTTGATTGCTTTGCTTTAGCAATTTCCTCATCAAGTTTTGCCATTTCATCTGCATGAACTTTCTGGCGCTCTAAATCTTCAATTTCACGCTCATAACGTAAATTTTCAAGTGCTAACTCTTTTTCATAGCCATCTTGCATAGCGGATATTTTATCGTCTTCTAACTGACGACGATTTTTCAACAGTAAATCATTGTAACGAGAATCAGATTCTAATCTAAGACGATTAATTTCTTCTTGAGTAGAATTAGTATCCTTTTTTACTTTGGTTTCACTTGAATTTCCACCAGTACCACCACCAGTTCCATCACCAGTATCTATGTTTTTAATTACATCAGGATTAGCTTTTAAGTATTCCTCCATTTGCTTTTGAGTAAATCCTAATTGATTTTGTAAATCTTCTAATGCCTTAGATCTTCTTTGTGTAGCAGTTAAAACTACATCAGTTCCAGCCATAGCTGTGTTACCATAGTTTTTAGCATAGGATAATAGTTCATCCCAAATATTTACCTCTTCATTTAATTTTTTATTTTTCTTTTCTGCAATTTCATCAACTAATTTATCAATCTGAGCTTGAAAAACTTGTAGTTCTATTTTACGCTTTAAGCTTCCAATATATGCATCGATAGCTTTTTTCCCTTCAAATGTTGCAATATTTTCTAATGTTAATCCTTCGGTGTATTCACCACCAATTTGTTTGGCTTTATCAAGAGCTTCACTTCTAGCTTCTGTTGATGCGGTCAAATCACTAGCAACAGCAATTAATGAATTAAACGTAGAAGTTTCTTTTTGCAGTTGAGAATCAACATCACGTGAATGCTGAGCCATCATAGATTGTGCATTAGCAACTTCTTTGGCATTTTCACTAAACATTAGGTATGCAGTTCCAATAGCAGCTATAGCACCTAGTATAAAACCCCATGGTGTAGTCATTAATGTAGCGGTCATTACTCTAAATGCCTGAGTTGCGCCACGAACATTTCCAGTAAGTAACATTTGTGCTGCTGCTAATGCTTGAGTAGAAATTATACCGATAGCATCAGCAACGGCACGAGCTTTGGATGCAATAGTATATAATAAAGTGGCTTCAGTATTTCGAGTAGTCCATAAAGCTACAAGCTTTTGCCATCCAACATTAGTAATTAATGCAGATGTAATAATAGCGATAACTTTTGCTGTGAAAACCAAAGTGTTTCTCCATTTCTTAGAACTTCCATCTACATCATCGGTAGCACCAATCAGTTTGGCAAATCCATTAACCAATGAAAAAAGCCAATCATTGAAACCTTCAGAAGAAAACCAAGAGTTTACTTTTTTACCAACTTTTTCAAGTGTAGCGGCTAGGTTGTTATTTTTAACGTTGTATTCATCAATCAAGGAGCTTCCGTCATTAAATGAATCATTAGATATGTCGATTAATTCTCTGAATCTATCCATGTTGTTACCCATGGCACCAATCACTTTGTTTGCTCCGTCAGCATTAACACCTAAAAAGTCTAAAGTTTTGGCTGTCTCAGTTGCATCCATACCTTTCATCCCTTCAGCAAATTTCATCATGAAATCTAAAGGATTGGTATTGATCATATCTTTAACCGCTTGCTCCGATATACCCATCACTTTAGCAAACTTTGCGCTTTCAGTAGAAGCTTGTTTCATAAAGATATTGTATGCACGTGAGGAAACTTCGGCTTCGATGCCTGATTCCTCGAAAGCAGCACCAAGAGCTAAAGCTTCTTTAATGGTTGGTTTTAATACGTTTGGTAACGAACCTAAACGAGTTGCAAACTCAGTTATGTTTGCTTCAGAAGCTACACCATTAGCGCCTAGTTCATTAATGGCAGAACCTATGGCATTGTAAGCAGTATCTATATTTGCGTCTTTGGTTTCTTCAAATAAGAATTTTAATTTACCAAGTTTGTTAGCAACCTCTTCAACACCTCCAGTAAAGGAATCACCTAATGCAACATTAGCTTTATTCATTTCCTCAACAAAGCTTCCTATTTCTGCTTTTGCAATACCAATTCGGCCACCTTGCTCCGCTATTTTGAGTAAGTCTATTCTGCTAGTCCTAGTTTCTAATGCTCCAAATGATTTGGTTAAGTCATCGACTTCATCTTTTGTCATTCCGGTCGTTTTCATAACGTCTACTTGAGCATCAGAAAGTTTTCCGTTGATATCTATAATTTTTTGTACTGAAAGTACAACACCAGTAAAAGTTGCAATAACAGAAGCTCCTAATGCGGCATATCTATTAAAACCATCTGCAATGGAGCCAATAGAAAATTTAGTTTGTTGTGATTTACCATGAAGGTCTCCAAGTCTATTTTTAATTTGGTCTAAATCATTTTTGTATTTTTCATAATCAGCACTACCGGGTACTAAATGTTTAAGGGTTCTTGTTAAAATACTAGCGCGCTGATTTAACTGAGTCATTGTCATATCAGTAATTTTCAATTCGCCGTTAAGTTTTTTTAACTGATCTTCATTTTTATCAATTGCAGTGCTTAATTGATTAATTTTGATTTTGTTTTCGTTAAATTGTTGCGTAAGTTTTTGAAAAGAAGGACCAATTTTAATATAAGCTCTCCCAACTCTTTCTTGCTCTTTCCAAAGTTTTGAATAAGCTTTTTCAACACCATCAACGACTAATTTTTGCTGCTTATATTCGTTACTACTCTTTCCTAACTGACTTTCAATTTGCTTTAGTTTAGCGTTTTCAATATCATACTTTGAGTTTAAAGCCTGCATCGAAACCTTAACTTCATCTAACTTTTTTTTATAACCATCATGTTCTGAAGTAACTTTCTTTAATTCTGCAGCATTAGACTTTTGTTCTTGATTTAATGATTTAAGTTCTTGCTTATATTTAATGGTAGCTTTTTCTAAATCAAGAATTTCTTTTTGAGCACTGTTTCCATTGATTATAATGGATAACTTTATTTCTTCGTCGGTGATTGTTCTAGCCATTGGTCTGAAATTTTACCAAAGCTCTGACAATGTAAAAAAAAAAGTTGTAACGTGAAAAAAGCCACTTTTTTCGAGAAAGTGGCTTTTTGTGATAAAAGTTAACTTATAAGTTAACTTTTTATATATTTTCAAATAACTTATATTGTGATTGAATTGCTTTTAACTTTTCATTTTTGGCGATCTTATATTCCTTCTCAGCTTCGAAGTATGCAATTGCATCTTCTTGAGTTGCTTCTAACAAAAGTTTGTTTTTTGCTTTTTCCATTCGCTCTTTTGCATCTTCTTGTTTAATGTGAGCATCCCAATGTTGTTTGTAATGTCCGAAAAGGATTTTGTCAATTGTTGAGTAAATCCAAATTTCAAATTCAGTATCTAACCATGCAGCAAATTTTATTGCTAAAATTCTATGCATGAAAGTAGATTTATTTGTAGAGTAAATAACATCTTTTTCTTCTACTAAAAATTGATTTTGTTCACGCATATCTGCGTGAGCAAATTTTAAATTTTCTGCATCAATTAATTGTTTAATAAATAGCTTTGTTCCATCTAAACGTTTAAAATCTTCAATGCGTTTATTAAATGCTTTAGCCATATCGGTTGCATTTACCATTACATTATCTCCTTGAGATAATAAGAAATGAATTTGTACATCTTGATAGATGAATTCTAGTGCTTTTGATTCTAATTTTTTCATAAAAATCATTATTAAAAAACGAAACCCTAATCAGGCCATCACACGCTGAAAAGGGTTTGTTTTTGGTAAATAATTACCTATATCTTATATGTAAGTGATGGATTACCTTACAAACATACAAAAATATGATTATAATAATATAAAAGTATGATTAAATTTCTACAAATCCATCCAATGGAGCTTTGAGAGGTAAGAACCTATCATCATCAACTAATATATAATGTTTATCTAATAGTTTCCAAAGTGAACCTTTGTCGATGATATCATGTTTTGTAATTACGATGTCTTCAGTATTTCTAAAAAGACCTTCGCATCTGGTTGCTTCACAAATTTCAGCTTCAGTATAATTTCCTTCTAAAAATGATTTGAATTTTGTTTCATCAAAGTAAAAGGTTTTACCCGTACTTTCTGCAACCATCTTAAATGGTGTGAATTGTGTTGGTTCTTTTCTGTCCAGGATAAATTGAACTGATTCTCTAAAACCTTTAGACTTTGTAGTCAAAGTTACATTATTTGCGTAATGATAGGTTAGGACTGGCTTATTCACTTATAGCCTCCTTTCCTTGCAAAACGTTTTGACGATTTTTGTCTAAAACTTTGAAAGCAATTTGCAAGGCTACATCAATTTCAGACTTTGAATAACCTTTGAAAGCTTTTGTAAAGTTTTCTAAATAAGCGAGATTGTTAACCCATTGCTCGCGGTATTGGTTATCCTCAAAATCTTGATGATAGGAGAGGTCAATGTACTGCTTTTGAAAAAATTTGCTAACTTTTTTTATAGCAGATGGATCTGTCATTTTTAATGACGTTACTAAGTTACAACCTAAGTCTAGTAACTTTTTGTCTTGGTTTTCATTTTCTTTACACATATCGAAAATATTAAACGCACGAAACCCTCGTTTTGCGGTGTGTGTAAATATCCATAACGGATAGATTAATAGTCTTTCGATTTAAACTATTGCACCTTCGAGGGTTCGCTTATTTTAACTTTAAAAAAGTTTCGGATAACTCCGTTACGATATTTACACATCGCAAACATACAAATATAATTTTATGTGACAAAAATAACACATAAAAAAAGTGTGCAAATGCACACTTTAAATTTATCATCCAAAAAAGTAATGAATAATAGCTGCTATTATCAGGAATAGAATCCCGAAGATAAAGGAATATTTATTTTTGTAGATTGGTTTCATTATCTGTATTCTTCTGATTGTATTTTTATTAAATCCCAATTAGTCAAATCAACCCAATTACCTCCTTTAAAACCTAAAGTTACTTTATAAATAAACTCTTTTTCTACACCAAAAGAATTTTTGGCAGTTACTTTTCGTAAAACAATATAAGAACCATCAGAATTTCGTTCACTAGAACAATCAAATGTAGAAAAATCTGCTGTAGATGGGTTTTTTAAATCTTGTTTTATAAAATCTTGTGAAGTCAAACATACATTATCACATTCCTGATATACTAAATAAGAAGAATTATTTAATTTCTTTCTATTTTTTGAACTAATTGTATCTTTAGAATCACTATAAACATCTTTCTTAATATCATTATAAATTTTAGTTTTTTCTGACTGACTTAAAAAATCTTGAACTTTTTCTTTTTTCTCATTTAATAAGTAAAAATTTATTGTTTTTGAATAATCATCTATCTTTTCTTCTTCATATTTTTTATCTAGCAAATGAGAAATACAATAAGAAGTGTAAGCTGATACTAATGCTAAAGTATCATTCTTCTTAAAAATGGTGTCAATTTTTTCTTTTCGGGTTATTTGCCCATTAAGTTGTTTTTCATCATATACAACAACAGAATAATATCTTTTTTCGTTATTACATGAGCTTAAAACAATAAGAATTAAAAATAAATATTTCTTCATGATAAAATTATTAAGTTAAATCCAAATATAAAAAAAAATCACTCCTAAGAGCAATTTTTTAAAGTTTTAAGCGCTTTGCGATAGTTTTTCCTATCGAGTTCGTCATTGAGTAAAGGCGTTTCTAGTAAAACATTGTACCAGAATTTCAATACTTTTCTTGCTGCCTTCAGTTTCTTAGCGTTTTTTTTTCTCATTGGCTTAGAGTTTTGTCATATTATAACTACAGAATTTTACTATTATTGTGATGGTCAGTTATTTAGAATTATTCTTCTAATTTGAATAATTCTTCTTTAACAGCATCGGTGTAACCAAATGCTAATTCACGAGTAAGGTTATTATATTGTCCCCAAATTATTCGGTTGTGTACTGCATAGCTTTTTTTCTTGTATTTGTTTCCGTTTTTGTCGGTTCTGGTTCGCATATCAACAAAACGCTGACGCTTATCGTGTGTATGAACTAATTGTCCATCACTAACTTTAAACTGACGATTGTTCCAAAAATCGGAAGAAAAGGAGCTCATTCTTTTGTTTTGGAGTTGTTGGATATCGCGTGAAGTTTCTTCCAGTACTTTTCTAATGAATTTACCCTGGAGAATTTCCTCAGACCGATTTTGTCTTCTTTCAAGTAAGTTCATAATTAAGTTATAATTTCAAAAAATACTTCATATCCTCTACATTGCACATCGTCAAAGAAAACCTTTATATCAATGCTGGTTTCATCTAATTTTGACAACAAACCGCAATTTGAAAGCTCTTCAACTTCTCCAGCTTTGGCAGCTAATATTAAATCAACAAAAGTCTGTACAGTATTTTGAACATTATCAAATATATCTAATTTCTGGTCGTGCTTTAAGTCTCTGGTTGCTGACTTATTCAAAAAGAAAAATTGCAGATAATTTATGTACTCAGTTGCATCATCTTTCCCAATTGGTTTATGGTCTGGAAGTACAGCAAACATCATAATATTATCTGACGATTTCCTTTCTTCAAGAAACTTGGTAAATTCTTTATTAGAAATAATCGCTTGAGTATATTTTATTTCTGGTATGAGTGCCTTAATCTCTACAATGAACTCACGAAGGCTGTTGACTTTTAGCATCTTCTTCTAATTTTTGTTGTTGTAATTGTTTTATTCGAGAATCATACATTTTAATCATCATGTCCCAAAAAGGAGCTTCTTTCACTTTGGAGTAATCTCCAAACGCTCCACTTTCAGCCATTGCAAAAACAATAGAATCTAAACCGATATCATCGGCATCAATATCGATTACGGTGTTATCTCCTTTAAATAAAATTGACAAATCGAGCGTTTTATCACCCCATTCAATTTGACCTGAAGAAATAATAATTTGTACACTAGCAAAGTACAGGTAAACTCCATAAATGAATCCGATAGGTGCATACTTTAACGATTTGACTCTTTTTGAAATATGATTGGAATTATACTTTACTCGACAATCGCCATCGTAATTTGACAGATGCTTTCGTATAAAATGAAAAAGCTTTTTTGGACGATACAAAGTGGCCACAAATTCGTATAACGTATCCATTTCTCCAGTAGAATTAAATTTTAAAAATAATTTCAATGCATCGGTATATTCTCCAATTTTTACATTATTAAACATGTCATCAGGTCCATATAATGTACGCCATAAAGGTTTAAACTTTGCAACTGGATTGTCAATGTAGTTTTGAATAATTTTTAAGTCGTAGGTTCCATCTTCTTCATTTTCTAACTTTTCGAAGAATGATGCTTCAATTAGCTCTTTTAATAATGCAATGTTACCCATTTTATTCAGCTCCTCTGATTCATCAATACTTTCTGATGCTTTCATACTCATTAACTTGTAAACTGCATGTGTAAGCATTTCTTCAGATGAAATTTGATGAGTATGAAATTTGAATAGAAGTTCACACATATCAATATACTGCTGACTATCACATTCGGATAAGTCAGCAGGAATATATCTTTTTAATGTATCAGTTTCAATGATATGCATTATATAAATTCTAAATTATCAGTAATTCTCATTCCTAATATTTTCATTTTCTTACCAAACTCGAAAAGTATCATTGCTTTAATTTCTGCTTTAGTTGTTGGTGAAAATGGTATGTAATCAGATTTACCTTTTTTGGTTTTTGGAGGAATCAATTTACTTGCTTCTTTTAGAAGAAGTATTTTTTCTTGCTCCTTATTAAGAATACCTTTTTTAATTTTTCTTTCGTAAGACTTCCATTTTAAATAAGTCCTGAAATGCCAAATGGTGTAGAAGAATTGTTTAATGTTTAAAATTAGTTTTTTCATTGTATTTTGATTTGTTGATTTTATAAAGAAAGACCTTTGTTACATGAATCAGCTGGAGTGAAAAATGGAGTAGGTTCTGCCGTTGGTTCAGGTTCTGGCTTTACTAATTCCTCAATTAGTTTTAATGACATTTCACAAGATTTTAAAAATGATTGAGCTGCATATTCATGTTCATTGCCAATTGCTGGTTTTTTTGAAATAGTATTAGATCTATCAGAAACTTGATATTGTAAAACTCCTTCAGGGAAAATAGTTACTGACATTTTTGGAATAGCCCAAGCCAATGAATAAAAAACACAAGCACTATGAATTAGTTTTAATAATTGAATATCTTTTGGATCTTCAATTGGTTCTAAAGATTTTAATTGGTCAAATTTTTCTTTACCTATACGAGATAGTATTTCAAAATCTTCACACTCTTGCATACCTGAAGCTAATTTGTGTAACAATAGGCTTGATTCAATGGTAAAAACTTTCTTAAACTTATCAAGTGAATTGACAAATAAAGATTTAAGTTCTTTATAAGCTGCTGAGTTTATCCATTTATAGTAAATAGTAGCTTGTTTTTGTTCATCTGTCATTGTTTCATAGTCTTCCGGCATTGAATCATCTAGTAAATCAATTAAATCATCCATAGCGCGGTAAAAACGTTTTTCTTGCTCTTTATTATCCGCATCTATTTGCCATTGCCAAGGTAGTTTCTCGTTTTCTGAAGTACGAGCTCTACGACCTTCATTTGAATGTGATATGTCATTTGATGGTGCAAATAATGAATAAGCTTTTACAAGTATAGGATAACGAGTTTGTCGAAGAATATTTGATTGCATATCCTCATAGTCATATTCATAAACTCCATCGTCATCGACATTGTCTTTGTAGAAATCATAGATATGTAGGTAAACTTCTGGTGAAATTAGTTTTCTAACTTCTTTAGTAGCTGAGTTAATATCTGGCAAAAGGTTTTTAAATGATAAATCGGCATCGGTATATCCTAAAGCTTCTTTAATTTCATCAGCAGAAATTTCTTCATTTGTAATATTAAATAATAACTTCATAACTATTGACTGTTTTTAGTTCTGTTATCTGGATTTGTGTTTTGCTGTACTTCAGGAACATTATGGAAGAAACCAATTTTTACATTATCTTCTGGGAAATTTGCTTTAAGAGCATAGTTCCAAGGCTTACAAATAATCATTTCTTGAATATCAACACCAGTATTAAGATAGTTTAGTAGTGCGTAGATTTGTTCAGAACCCGAATTAGCTCTACCTGAATCTGTAATATTTGCTAATACAGGATGAATGTTTACGCCAGCAGATATTGCTTTGTCAGCCTTATCTGAAATAAGTATCTGAGCTTCTACAAAGTCTTTAATTTTTTGGTCTAATACTTTTATTTCCCAACCTTCTTTTACTAAATCGTGACCAACCATTTTAAGTATTTCGGTAGTATGTAAATACTTACCTACATTGTCAGCTCCTGAAAGAACATCAGCAAATTGATCAAGAATCTTTCTTTCTAATTCTTGAAGCATTTTATCGTTATAATCTGCTTTGTGATATGCTTGTAACTCTGACTTTTTCTTTTCCCAATAACCCGCTGGAGAAATAATATGATACTTTAAATTCATTGAGTTTTTAGCAAACGCTTTGAAGATAAGAGGTACAGCAGTTGAACGATTAATCCACTCTAAAGAACCATATAAATCCGGCACTGTATAGTAATCAGAACAAAACGAATACATGTTAGAATATAAAATACTATTCTCATTTGCAAATGGCTTGTTGAAGTCAAATAAAGGATAGGCTTTACTATCAGCAACAGCATTGATATGGTTGAAGTTCCAATTACTAATAACAATGTGTGTGGGATCTAAATTCTTATTTGAACGTAAACGCGCTAATCTACCCTTATCGGGATGTACATGATGTAAATTAGCAATAAAAGGTTTTCCTATTCTAGAACCTTTATTTAATTCATACCTTGTAAAAGTACCTTGGATGTGTTGATAGTCAACACAAGCCTGTAGTAGTTTCTTTTCATAATCAATGGAGTCTAACCACTTTTGTATTTTAATATTATCTACACGTACACGAGTATCTTTACCATCTATAAGTTTATCTACATATAACTTAGGACCTGCACCCCAAAGTAACTCAGTCTTTCTTTTTAGGAATCCTGGTACATTATAACTATTATGTACAATGTCAGCAATGATTTGAGGTAAGTCATTGTTAGTACCATATGGATATATGATATACTCACCAATATGATTCTGAATGTTATTCCATCTTAAAGCATCAAGACCACTACTAGACCTTCTATCGAAGTCTCTAGGAGTTTCTGCAACTTGATAAGTGAATGATACTTTAGGTGTTGATACTATAGCACCACCTTGTTCATAAGATACTTCCATAATTAAGGTTTTATTGTGTGTTCGTTGAATGACATCATTAATGGTATGTGAAAGAATCTAGGAGCTTCACTCTTGTCCAAATCTTTATAACCTACTAACTGCTGTGATATATTACTTTGGTCATCTCTTAAACCTTGTCTTAGTATAGCTCTATCAACCTTAACCAATCCATTGCTCGTGCCTTTTGTTTTATTCAGTGACATGAAACTAAAAGAGAATGGAACGCCAGCTTCTGTTAATTGTCTCATTCGCTCTAAAGCTTCATAAGGTGTGATGTTCATGTAATTACCATTTATAGTACAACGTTACGGATGATATAAATATATTAGTGGGACATGAAACATATGTTTATTAGGAATAGGTGTAGTTACCAGTTGGTGGTGCTACGCCCACAACTGGTGCGCGCCTCATATTTTTGCGATTTGAGGCACGAACGTAATTACCTTACAAGAACATAGCGGGGCGTGCTTTTCGTTCAAACAAACACATTTAACACGTTTTTAGAACGGGTTAAAATGTTGTTTGTTAACGATTTGTGATTTTTTGATTTTTTTTTATGCGTTTTTTTAAACTTTTTTTTATTCATTTTATCCTATTTAGAACAATTAAAAATTATTAAATTTTATTAAAAAAGTAGTGTTTTTTAGTCTATTTATTTTGCAGTAATTACCTTTTTTTGTATCTTTAAGTATTGATAATCAAATAAATACATTTTTTATGAGCCAAAATGCACAGACAAAAGAAGAGGTTAAAGACGTTAAAAAAGTTAACGCTTTAAAAGTGGTAGAAAACTTAAAACCTACCAAAGAAGTAGAAAAAGCACCTTTAAAGGATGCAGAAAAACCAATCGAGAAACAAGAAGTTTCAAATCTTTTAAATCCGAGCGCAGAAGTAAGATTAAAAAAACTTGACCAATTTCTAATTTTAGGAGAAAAATTCAAGTTTTTAAAGACTAAAGAAGACGAACTAAACAAGTTTGTTTTATCAAGCGACGGAACAAAAGAAAAAATTTCTTTAAGTAACGCAAGTGGTTTTAAATTTGAGGTTACAAACTCTCAAACTATTGAAAAAGTTTTGAAAGTAATTCAAGAAGATTTAAGTCTTTTTATTAGTAAAGCCGATGAAGAAGTAAAAACCTTCATTATCTAACAAAAACAATAAACCCGAAGTGGTGGAACACTTCGGGTTTTTGATAATCAAATTTTTATACGCCATGCACAAAAACTCAATCGAGAGCAAAAATAACGCTTTCAAACTATCTACGCAAGTAAAATCTATACTTCACGAAAAAGGACTTTCTAAAGTCTTTAATTACACCGATTACGAATACTTTAAAAAGCAATGTAAAAACGCCTGGAACAAAGCCCAAGCCATTGCAGAGTTATTCATTCAAGACAATCAAAATACTAATTCAGATTTTAACGATTATGTTTTTTAATATACGCATTAGCACTATATCGGCTTTATGCGTGCGCCCACGTTGGAAAAAATCCTATTTAAAGCCAAAATTAAATATTTCCGGAAACTGGTTAAATAAAGCTGGTTTTGAAGTAGGTGAAAAAGTCAAAATAGAAGTTTTTGAAAACAAATTAATTATAACAAAATTAGAGTAATGCACATATTCATTTTTGATTACGAAAGCGGAAGAGTTTACAAATCTAAACTCAAAAAAATGTATCAAGCAGAACCCGAAGAGTTCATAATAAAAAAAGGTTTTAACCTTGATAACATTTATTATATGACAACAAAAGAAAGTGAAATTTTTAATTTATAAGCCAAAATGACCGAAAAACAAGAACTACACAGAGCTAAACGCAAAGAGTTGCGAGAGCTTTCCAAAATAGCAAAAATGCGAATGAATGCAGATTGCGAAGGAATGACAGTAAACGAAATTCTAGTAAATGAATTTTACACGGACAAAAATAATTTTGAATTCAAAACTTTGCACGATTGGAGCAAAGAAGGATTTCAAGTAAAAAAAGGCTCAAAAGCTTTTATAGTTTGGGGAAAACCAAAACAAAAGACAAAAGGCGAGGAGCACAAGCAGAGCCAGAACCAAGAAGAAGACGAAGAGGAATTTTATCCGCTTTGCTATTTATTTTCAAACGCTCAAGTTTTAAAACGATGCTAAAAAATAGAGACGTACCGAAGGAGTTGAAAAATTTCAACTCCTTATTTTATGAATTTCATTATAAATTTGATTTAAGTCAAATCTTTGATGATTTACTAACGATGATTATTTGTGCAATGGGACATCAAACACAGGAGGAATTATATTTACAAACTATCAAAAAATACAACCGCCAAGAAATTGACATTTTTTGTAAACTTTTTGGAGAGCTAATGAAAATCTACAACCAAAATAAAACGTTTGGTATTTGGTGCGACCCTTTAGGCGATTATTACGAATGTTTAGCGAGTAACTATAAAAAATCTTCATTCGGTCAATTTTTTACACCTCGCCCGATTTGTGATTTTATGGCTAAAATTTTATTCGATTCTAACGAATGGGGTAAAACGATGAACGAGCCAACGTGCGGAAGTGGAAGGATGATTTTAGCAGCTAATCAACATTGCAAAGGCAATTATTACGTTTGTGAAGATTTGGACCCGATTTGTTGCAAAATGACTGCTATAAATTTATGCTTTCACGAAATAAGAGCAGAAGTACACTGCCACGATGCGTTAACGATGAACAACTACCGCTTTTCTTTAGTCACAAATTACGAATTTTGGAAACACGAAACAAAGTGTATCTTTTACTATCCAAGCGCTAAAAACGGCTAATTTAAAGCCGTTTTTTCTATGCAAAAAAAATTCCGCCCAATCGGGCGGAGTTTTGTGTCTTCTTTCTTCTTTTTATGAAATACTAACGTATTTCTTTAATTATTCTACCTTCTGAATGAATATAATCTACATTTCCAAATCTATCTATAATTGGTTCTGAAGAAATTCTTTCACCTATAATTGGTGGACCTCCAACTTGAGCCATTCTGATTTTAGGGTTTTGATTTACTGAAGTTGAAATAGTATTTTTATTAATTGATTGCTGTGCATTTTCTAAAATACTAAGCTGAAGAAATGCTAAATTCAATTTTGTTTTTTTAATGCTCATAATCTATAATTTATCAGCTAATAGCCTGTTAAAATTTCTTTCAAAATTATCTTTAGTAATTGGAAAATCTTCTTCCTCTTGCATTCTTATAAAAACTACATGATGATCTTTTTTTATATGCGTTGCCAATTCTCCACCTCCAATGCTAAAATTCCAATCAAGTAAAATTAATTTGTTTTGGATTATAAATTCTAAAATTTTATTTACTTCTTCTATCATACCAAAGGTTTTAAATTTTTCTCTTCAACTATTTCCATCAAAGCTGCTGCAAAAAGTATTTTTTTCTCTGGAGCTTTGGCTAATTCAGTTTTATCCTGTATTCGCTTTAATGCTTCAAAATGATTTTCATTATTAGCTTTCATAACCTGCTGAATTACTCTAATACAAGGAGCAACCGATTCGTCATATTTATCAAGTAAAATTTCTTTTGCAGTTTCGCGAGCTTGCTCTAAAACTAGGAGGTTTTGAAAAGGTTTACTCATTTTTAATCATTTTTGATGAAACAATCTTACCTAAATTCAAATCAAAATCAACTTTATGAACCCATTTTTCATATGATTTATTCATATCTTCTTTAGTAATAATAGTTTTACTAACAATATTTCCATCATAGTCTAAAAGTTGCATTGTAACTTCATCAAATTGTTTAAGTTTTTCTATACGTTCATTTACATCCATGGCGTTCTTTTTTGATTATCAATAGACAAATATACAAATTTTATCTTCCAATAACCGAAGGATCCATTCCGGAATAAACGTTATGGATATTTGCAACATCAAAAAAGTCAGGACGACAAATCCAATACTTAAAAGCATCACTGAAATTCGTTGAAAACATTGGTCTAGATTGTAAAGGCAATTTTTCTGAAGACTTATCTTTGTGAATGGTTCTGGTTCCCATTTTATCCGTTTTCAAAGTTATTTTTGTCAATTTCAAGGAACTTGTCAAACATTTACATTTTAATTTATCTATTCGAAGCTTTGGCAATCCTGGAACTGATTCTCCCATCAATTGTTTTGCTAAATTAAATTCCTCTTCCTGATAAATGTTACCTTGAAACTCATTCATTAAATGTACAATCCAACCGCTAGAGCTTCCATCAGGAAGATACTCGATAGCATTTTTTAAATAATTCGCTTTATCCGTTTTCATTTTGGCGTTTTGATTTCCAGCTCTATCATAATACATATACAAAATTTTGTATTTATGTTCATGATAGAACTCTCTAAATTTTGCCCCAAGTGTCATTTCATCTTCTGGATGTAATGTGTAAAATTCTTTTAGAGCATAAAGATAGTTTCCTCTTCGTTGACCTGTAACCATAGAACTCATATCTCCAAAATCTACACCACATTCTAACGGAGAATCAATATCGTAATATCGTTTACTCATTGACTTGCAACTATCTTTTATGGTGTCAAAAATGCTAAATTTGTCAAAATAAGAAATATCTGTTCCATCATCAAAAAAATGATGTTCACCCAAATGACTATAAAATTTCTCTCCTTTAGAAACGTTTATTTTAAACGATAAAATTGCGCTTCTGAATTCTTCTGGTCCAAGTGCTTTTAAAGTTGATTTAAAATAATTGTCTGTAAGATTATCAAGATTAACCAATGATGAAACCGCATAAAAGAAAGTACTATCTTTTCTAATTCTTACATAATATTCATTCCACATACGATAAGCCTTTTCTAATCTGGAACGCTCAGAAACAATTCCTAATTGTTCATTTGCTAACATTTCACGCTTAATGTCATTAAGAACCAAAGCAGCTTGTAAAGCAAGTTCAATTTGCTCTGGATCCATTTCTTTTTCCATTTGCAAAATCCAATCATCGTCAGTAGTTAGCAAATTAGGCATATCGGTAGTAAATGTATTACCCATATACAATGGAGAATGTCCAAAACGAACAAACTCACCACGAAGAGCAGGAGTAGATCGGTCAAGCTTTTTCTTTTTTAATAAACGAGCTTCATCCCCAAATCTATGTTGATATGAACCTCCAGCCAAACCTGATGGTTGGTCTAAACTACCTAAATTAAAAATATTACCTGTAAAAATTGAAATAGTATGTTTGTAATGCAAAGGAGGTTTATAAGGTAATTTAAAATGTGACGGAGGCCTTTTATCAGTAACAAAATGAATTCCTTCACGCCATCCCATTCTTTGCCATCCATCAATTAAAGCTGGCAAAACGTTTGTTAATGCATTAATGTATGTATCAGCAACAAACATCGAATAACAGCCTGGCATTTCATTGCAGACGTGTTGTGAACGTTGTGATACAATTCCTGAAGTTTTTGCTAATGCACGACCTCCTATAAAATATAAATCTTTTGGACGAATTAAATCAACCAGCATCTGAGCCTTATTGACTAATTTTCCATCTACATTTTCATCATTAATTTTTACGTGGGTTCTCTTTGTCATTTGGTAAGGCTTTGAATGGTAATATATCAGCTTCTTGGTATAATCTGTTTCTTTCAGCTTCAGTCAATTCAGGTACTTTATTATCAATAAATTCCTTTATTCTATTTCTATCTACTTTAGGCAATCCCAAAGCTTCAGCATCAGCAGTATAAACAACCCATTTAGGAGAAAATAATTCCTCCGGTAATTCTTCTTTTACTTCTTTGCCACCACCTCGTATTTCATAAGCGTCTTTTATTAGCTTTCCAATAGCAATGACATCTTTAGCATCTTTTGCAGTCATCATTGCCAAATTGATAAGTTTGTCCATTTTCTCAGCATAAATATTCTGCCATGCCTCTATAGAAACTTTTTGATCACAATAAAAGAACTCACGAGCTTCATTAATCACTTGTTTTGCTTTGTATGGAGACAACTTATCAGTAAGAACAAGAGTTTTAACAATTAGATTATCATTAGGATATTTATCGAACCTAATTAACATCCCTCTAACCTTATCTAATAGTTCTAAATATTCAGCAACACCAACTGGAGCAGCGTTAGGATTCCCATTTTTTAAAAAAGACTGGATATCTTCCAAACTCATGTGCTCAATTAATTCATTAATCTTCTCCAAAATACACAAGTTTTTTAAGGTTTTCAAATTCTATCTTTTCACTTTCTTTCAAGAATATTTGTGCTGCAGTAATATTTCCTCCTTCAGCTAATTCTTTTTGTTTACCCATTATTGCTAAATTAGTGGAAAGCTTTCCGGCATCATAAGACTGACGAACATCCGATTCTTTATCATTGAATAAAACTAAAAAGGATTTTTTATCTACATTGAGTTGTAATGCAATATCGCTAGGAGCATAGTTGCAAGCGGCCATATTAAATACAGTCTCTAAACCTTCATCGCTTATATGTATTGGCAATTGATTCATTTGATTTGTTTCAGTTTTATAAAAATGAATATCGAGAGTAGGAAAAAGCAAAATGCCATAAAAACCAATAGTTGATATGGCAATTTTACTTCTGTAATTTCTAACGTTATTCCAATAAGGAATGATAAAAGCATAAATGCGATTGCAACAATTTTTAAAAATAGTTTCATCAGTATTTTATCATGTTTACATTAGTAAATAGTTGTAATCTAAAATCATACAACCCTTTGGAATTTGCAAAAACATATTGTTCAAAATGCGCATTTTCTGCCCAATTCCCAGAACCTTCAATCACGAAATGAAAATCGTGAGTTTCCATCAAACAAATTTTAGCATGTGACCAGGCATATTGAACTTTTATATTCGGCCTTGTGGTACACATTGCTTTTAAATTTTCTATTGTAATCGGATTTCGCTTTATCATACTTTCAGATATTAAAAGTGTAATTTGCTCAATCATTCCTTTATCGTGCATTTCAATTAATGCGTCAATTACTTTTCTACTTATACTGTAAGTACATGCGTATAAATGTTTGACTGGATAAGTTTTAGCTACAAATGGAATAAAAGTAAAAGCATTAAATGCTTTATCAGTTTGAAGAAAGAAAAACTCATCTTTTGTTGGAACCTTCATTAAATCTTCACTAACATTTTTTATTTTTTGATAATGGCTAGCTATGTATTTTGACTGAAATAACTCAGATGGTTTTTCTTTCTTTTCTTCTTTTTTTTGATTGTTAAAATCAAAGAATCTATTTTTTGCCATCCTGAGAAACACCAAGTTTAGCGTTTACCAATGATAGCTTAAATTCTCTGTCAGCAATTCGTTTGTTTACAATATCCAATTTTTCTTGATTTCCTGCATGTTTAAGAAGTTGCTTTCTTTGGTCTGCAAAATATTTTACAGATGAATTTTTAAAGTTGATCAATTCCTCATTTGTCATCAATTCAATTTCATTTTTAATATTGCTTTCGAAGAATACTGGATGTTTTCCAAGGAAAGTTTTATTTGTATCGTAATGCTTCAATTCATCCCAACACAAACGATTTTCTGAATATGCCGCTTCAACTTCTTTAGTTAAATGAAGTTTTTGGTCTTCTGTAAAATCAGGATGTTTTCCTTCGTTTACTTCTTGAAGTTTTGCGTGTAAAGCTTGGTGTTTTTTATATGCTGTAATTCTTTTTCCAACGATGACAAACATAACATCTGGACAATCATCCTCATTTAAGAACGGAAACTCTTCGCGAACATTTTGAAAATCTTCAACTTTTATAGCTTGAACATCTTCACCTGTAACGGAACTAATTACAGCAGCTGCTTTTTCTGATAACTCATTAACAAATTCTTTTTTTGAATCTATTGGGATGATTGGAGCACCTGGAGTAATAGCATCAATTAAGACTCTAACTTCTTCAGAAATTTCAATATTTTCAATTTCATTTTCATAATGTTTAGACAAAGAAGCCAATGCAAAATCAGTTATTTCCAAAAACAAATCATTTGAACTTATCAAACCTGCCAATTCTTCATTTGTTTTAGCAAAATAATCTTTGATACTAGGAACTTCTAATATTTCTTCACCATACACTTCAGCAACTTTGAATAGTTGTAACGCCAATTCTTTAACAACATCGGATAAATCTCCAAACGCTATTATAAAAAGCTTTGTAGTGTCGTTTTCTTGAACAAAACTTTCATTCGATGGAAGTACCGGAGCATTATGAACTTCAACTTCTGAAATGTCAAACATCTTATGCAAATCATAAAGAATGTTTTTCAGATTTTGTTCGGAATATCCTAAGCGATTGTAGCTAAGTTCTAATGAACGGCTTTTTCTTGGATGATTTCTGTAAAAATTAAATGCCTTATTGAATTGATCATAAGGCGACATAGTATCTTTTTCTCTAAGAAAAATGAGTACTTCTTGTTTTTTTTCGTGTGACATGTCTATATTTTTTATGTAATTACGTTGTTCAAAGTTGGTAATTACATTTTTTTTAAGGTGGGACATGAAATATTTAAATAAAAAAACCTCCTGAATAAACAGGAGGTTTTCCAACCAATCAAACAAAATATAAAAAACTATCCTCTAGATAATTCAAATAAATAAGTTGTAGCTCCAGCTTTAAACACTTTTAAGTGAATAACCGCGTTCAATAATCCTACCCAAGTAGTTCCTGAAGCTAATACAGCTGTAACATCACCTGAAACTGCATTTGCTAGAGTAGCAGGAGCAGCGCCACCACCACCAATAAGCGTTACAATTGTTCCGTGATCTAAATCAATTCCATCAACTTCAATAACATCGGTAACTCCTAAAGATGGTAATTGATACTGAACTCCGTTTGCTTTCAATAAAGGTAATGCTGCAACATCTGCAACTGTATGAGGTTCTGCAATAACCACAGCTCCTTCATAGATTTTTGGTACAAATCCAGATTTTGCAAAAGGCTCAAAAGACAAAGTCCAGAAACGACCATCATTATTATCTTGTTTTGCAGCTTTTAACTGTAATGGTGCGCAAGGCGTTCCACAAACTTCATAGTGGCTTTCACCACAAGCTTTGTGCATTACAATAACATTTTTGCCAGTCCAAAACTGAATAAACTCTTTTACTGCTTTGCTGTTTCCAGGATGCTGTAATTTAACCATAGATTTGAAAGACATTGAATCTTCATCTCCTTCAGTTTCCATAGAAGCTTCTGTTTTAGATTTTGTAGAATAAACGGTAACCATTTTATCTCCATTAGGTAAAACAAAACTTCCTTCAATTAAAACCCCACCTTCATCAGAGTTAGGGAAAATTACTCCGTCTGCTTCAAAAATGATTATTTCATTTTTTGGAGCAGCAGCACCAGGAGAACTCGCTCCTGATGCTTTTACTAAATTTACTTTTGCCATTTTATATTAAAATTAAGCGATTACACGACTAGTTTCATACCAAACTCCATTAACTCGCGTTAATTTTATAAAGTCAGTAGAAGCTCCAAGAACTGCATTAGAAGCAACTTCAATTACTCCAGGAACATCCGTAACAGTTAAAGCTACGTTTGCTGTATCTGTACCATAAATAGTAATTTGTTTGCCATCAACACCATTCAAGATATTAGCTAATGTAGTATTAGCTACACCTGTAAATCTAAACACACTTCCTCCTTTACTATCAAAAGAAGTTCCGTTGAATTCTTTATCAGTTTCCGCTGGAGCAGCAGGACCACTTGTAGCAGATAGTTTTTTCAATTTACCATCTTCTTGAACCACTAATGTTAAAGTTCCTCCAGTATTCAAATGGAAATCAGAACCTCCTAAAAGTAATTTAGCGCCATCTACTACCAATCTGTCAGCGGCTAAAGTTTCTAATCCTGTGATTGTAACAATTTGACCAGGTACTACACCAGTAATATCTGTAATGTTTTGACCATAATCATTTTGAACAATTTCTAAATGAGGATAGAAATACGGATATTTAAACGCAATTGTTGTAGATTTTGGATCAAATAATGGAATTCTAGTTTCTGAAGAGAAAATAGGCACACTATTAGAATACAACATTTGATAATTAAATTCTTTAGGTTCACCAGCATTTCCAACTCTACCAACTTGAATGAATCTAATTCCTTCTTTGAAATCAGCAAACATATTGGTATCTCTTTTATCTCTTGTTAAAGTCATTTCTCCTTTTTCGTTTTCACGATAAGTTAAAACTTCAACGTTTTTAGATTTAGTAATACCAATGAATAAAGTATTTGTTTGGTCTTGCAATGGCTGGAACTTGAAGTTTGAGTAATTCAATGGAGTTGCACCCATATAATTAGTATTACCTTGATCAGTTGTGTATTGTAACTGATAGAAATCACCAGCACGTTCAGCATACCATAACATTAAATCACTAGATAATTGAATTTCCCAACCTTGCTGATTTCTTTTATTTAAAGGAATCATTTCAATCATTGTTTTTACGTAGTCAACAATGTTTTCTCTAGTCGGCTCGCCAATATCAAAAGCCTTATATTTTTTCTCTACATCTCTGTAGTAGTACCATAAAGCTCTTAAACCATTTTGAGAATTAACATTTAAACCTGTTAAATTCTTTGGAGTTTTTACATAGATACCATTTACTTGAGCAATACGAGAATCAACAATAGCTTGCTTCATGTATTCACCTAATAAGAATCCAACGAATGTTGTTTTCCATGGATGTGAACCATCAGCGCTATTCATATAACTCAACCAACTTTTTTCAATTTGTTTAAGTTTTTCTCCTGTTAAAGTAATGTCTATTTTCTTATCATAAACTCTTCCTTCTTCAGCTTCAATTACAACTTCTCCTTTAGGGTTCCAGCCACCATTATCGCCTTGAGTAATTTCAGAAGCTAAAACAGTTCCTGATAAAACTCTATCGATAATTCCTGATTGACTTGCCCAATCTTTAGGAAGAGTCGCAACATCATCAAAAATTGACTCAATTGAAGTTGGATTTTTTCTAACGAAGTGCTCGATATCACCTTGAAGTAATGGAATATCTACTTTATCATTAAAGTTTGAAACTCCAGCTTTTATAACTCCAGCCGCTTTAGCGTTCCATGGTCTACCTTCAAAAGCGTTGTAATCTTCTGAAATACCAAATAGGTGTGTTGTAGAATGATTCATTTGTTTACCATTTTGATGAATAGCTTGACCTTGATCGCCAACGCCTTCGTTAACTAATGCTTTAAATTTTGCATCATACTCTTTTCGTAATTCTGCAATTTGTGCATGAATAGGCGTATTTCCACGCTCTTCTTGAGGCTTTCCTCCATCAGCATTTGCTTCAGTATTTAAAGCCAATTCCTGTCTAGCTGCGTCTAATTCGTCTTGAACTGCTTTCAAGTCAAAATCGTTTTCAGCCATTTGTTTCAACTCAGCGTTGATTGCGCTTTTAACATCTTCATAGGATTCACCAAAAGCTTTTTTTGCCATGGCTTCCTGTTCGTTTGTTAATTCCATTGTTCTGTTTTCGGCATTTACCGGTAGTTCTGTCGTGCCTAATAAGGCAATTAAGAAACTAACTGTTTTAGCCATGAATTTCCATTTCATAGGATTAAATAATTAAATTAAACATTAGGTTTATTATAGTGATTCAGTTCACTCAAAGTTTGAACATATCTCATTGCCTCTGACATTGTTCCAACTCTATTGGCAAAACCAACTTCGATGGCGTCATCAGCATAAAATACTTTTCCTGTTAAAACACCAGGTACTTTACTTTTTAGATTAGGATTCAAACGGATCATATCCTCTTGAAATCTTAAAGCTAACGGAGAAAGCATTTCCGTTTTAATCAAATCATAATTCCCATCAATCGCATGACGAAGAGGTAAATTTTTATCTTTACTTTCATCTGGATATACAGCTACTTTTTCAAGCCCTTGCATTTCCAACCATTTCTTATCATCAAGCCAAGAAACCATTACGCCTAATGAACCAGCATTGGCAGTAATATTATTTGATGCCCAAACAAAGTCCGGTTGTAAACCATAAGCTATATAAAGATGAGCAGAACACATTTGTTCATAAACAACTCCTAAAACTTTCTTTTTATCTCTGGTAGCTCCAAAGTTTAAGAAAGGAGAAATTGCAGACACAGCTCCTCCAGGACCATCCATAAAAACAATAATTGATTTTATATTTGGATTACTGTCTAACTTCTCGAATTGTTTGATGATTTCATCAGCTCCATATGTACAATAATCACCATAAGTGATAATTGGACCAATCATATTAATTACTGCTGTAGCACCTTCAGGAATTTCTACAAAACCCTCTTCATTTGGTTTTATTGGTTCGCTATTTTCGTCATAAAAATCAATAAGCTGCTTAGCTTTAAGATTTAAATTCATTTCTTTACCAGCAACGATATCATTTGCAACTCTATACAAATAACCTGATGCGTCGATAGAAATAGCCCATTGACCTTTATATAAATCGGTAATTAGATTATTTACTTTCATCTTTTTTTCTTTTAAATAGATATATAAAAAGCTTTGAAATTGCGCCATATCGCAACTCTAAGCCAAATAGCAAAAACAATATTGCAAGCCATAAAAGTTGATTCATAAACGAAGCGCCTTTTTTATTTACATCTAAAGCATTGCTTTGCGCTGAAGCTTTTTCTGTTGATGTTTTTGACAAATCAGTTTTTCCAATAGAATCAGTCTTTTTAGAAACATCACTTGTTTTTAATTCTTGCTTTTTTTTATATTCTTTGAAGTCCTTAATACTTCCAGAACCTTTATATTTTTTACTTCCAGTTTTTTTACCATCTTTATCGTAGTTGGTAACTTCTAATGAATCGCCTGGCTTCAAATTAATTTCAGTTCCTTCAGAGGTAGATTCCTCTTTTTTTTCTTCAGACTCTTTTTTAGTTTCTTCTTTTTTAACAGATGCTTGAGAACTAGAATCTACAGAAGTAGTATTTTCAATTTTTAAACTATCTGATTGCTTTTGTTTTTTTACAGAACTACAGCTACTAAAAGCTATAGCAAAAACAAAAATCAATACAATAGTTAGAAATGCACCGGTAATAATTTTACTTAATTTCATATTCTAAGTTGTTAAGCATATTAAAAATTTATCGTAATGCTCTTTGATTAATTGAGCTTTGTCAGTTCCGTTTATAATTCTTCTAGCGCCAATAGGATCGTTTGTTTTTTCATTGAAATATTGCTCTAAGGATCTTCCGGTAAAATCACCAAACGAAGAAGCTCCACGAAGCATTCCTTCAAACATTATTTTAATTGAATTTTCCATTACTAATGCTAATTCTGGATTCTTCAATAAATTAACTCCAATAAGTTTACCCATTAACTCATAATTCTCATACCAAGTCAGTTGAACATGACCGCGACCATAGTATATTTTATTTGGAAAAATATAGGAAACACCAGAATGCTTAATTTTATTACCGTAACGCTTACCTCTTCCTTTTCCGAATTCTTCTATTGGTTGCATTGTTTTTGCAGTTTCGTGCCAAGCCGTAGCAAGAATATAGGCAAGCCATCTTAAATCAGATAATCTTAATCTTTCCCACTCATTAAAAATTGCTTCAATTCCATCAACTTGAAGTTGAGAAAGCTTCCCAAATTGTTTTCGAAATTTTTTATAGAATTGAGGTCTATTGATTTTTGTCATGATTTCCTTGCTTATGGTTTTTTTCCATGATATACCATCTACGAATATTGAATCCTATAAATAGAATTGAGCCCAAAATTTTCAACGATACATCAAGGCTAGAAACTGAAACTGCTAAAAAAGCTAATCCAGCTATAGAAAGCTTTAAATCTAATAAATGAAATAAATTATTCATTGGTTTCATCGCTTATCAAAAGTTGGACACTCTCAAGAACAGCACTTATTCCGACTCTTAAAATCAAAATCAACAAACTATTTTCTGCGTAACCAATTCCTAAAAGAATTATTGTTGCTGCATCAGAGAGTAAAGTGATTGCTTTTTTCACTTTTAAAAACCATGAAGGTTTTTTCTTGTTGTAGTTTTTTCTTGAGAACGTCATTGCTAATAATTTTCCACGAAATTCGTGTGAAAATTTTATTCAAGTTGTTACTGTAAAATTTCTTAAAAAAAGCCTATGACTTGATTAGTACTACGTTTTTGAAATCTATTGAGAGTTTTTTTTTCTTTTTGTCGATAGTACATTTTTCTCATTGTTGGTATTTCAAAACCATATTCCAGAAGATTGTATTTCTCCATAAATAAGACAACGGATTTTGTTACCTCCATTCCTCCAGCTCTACAACCATCAATGAACATTACTAAAGATGTTCTGAAAATATCTTCTAAAAGATTATTCAAATCTCTTACTTTATCTAAACTCATTTTTAATTCTGTCTTTTCTCCTTTTTGGTCTATGTAGACGGTACCAGAAAGAATGTAAAATTGTTTGAATTGAATACTTAAATAAAAAAGAAAATGATCATTAGTTAATCCCGAACCATTTTTTGCTTTTACATAGTTCGTTTGAGTGTACAAGTAATTTGCCAATGAAGAAGATGGCAATAGTCTAATCATGTTCACTTTTTGACCTTCATAACTCGCTAATGTTCCTTCCATTTCTTCAAAGAAGAATGGTATTAAGTGAGGACGAATAGTTACTAGAACTTGACTCATAAACTGTATATCAAAGAAGGTTTTTCTGTATTGTATGTTTTTTTAATCTTGTGAAGCGCCACATTTACAAAAGTGAGTCGCATCAGTAGATATCGAATTAGGATTTTATCAAATGGATAATTTAGGCAAATCATGATATCTATAAATTCTTTATCTACCCAGGAACCGACATAACCCATCGAGTTCCGCCAATCGTGAATGAATGATGCGAGCTCGAAAAGACTATTTGAAAATCTTTCTTTTACAAAGGTTGCACCATCGTAGCTCCATTCACCTCGCTCAAAACTTTGCCAAGCTTCTAAATGTAATGTTCGTATTGGATGCTTGTAATCCAATCCAACCATTTCTGATTTCATAAGGACATCACCAACACTAAGTTGGATAGGAGTGAAGTCTTTATAAAATCTATTTTTTATCATACTAATTCGTCAATAATTCCTTGTAAAACTGTTGTAGTTATTCCTGGCGTTAGTGTTGGAATAACTTGATTCAATGTAACACGAACTACATAAACTCCGTTAACATCTTGATATGGATGATTTTCTGCCATATCAATTAAAGTATTTTTTAATGTATCACCATCGGCCATAATGTAATCGTTGATTTCTTTGGCAAAAAATGTATACAAGAAATTGAATAACTGAGGCTGTTGACTTTTGAAATATTCAAAAATGAATTCACGCTGTTGTTTTAAAAATAATTGCTTATCATCTGGAGACAACTCGTAGAAATTTTCCCATTGCATTGCAACACTTTCATCAAGATTGAAAAGTTTAGTAATTCTACGAAATCCATCGGCATATCCATTTTCTTGAAACCAGTATTTTTTCTCTGAAGACCAAATTAAAACACCATCCTTTCTGTACTTTTTTTCACCTTTCAATCCTTTATCTGCCAAGGTAGAATCACGCTTAATTCCTTCTAGATTGTCTAATGCTAAAAGTTTGTAATTCATACCCGCTAAATCAGGATATTTTGATTCAATAGCAAGTGTTTTCTGAATTTCTTCTGGAGTTCTAAAGTCTATCCATTGTGCACCATCAAACTTTGCAAACTCTATTGGAACATCAATTTCAATCGCTGTTGAGTTATCAGGCTGTTCTTGTGACATTACACTATCTAAGTAGTGACCATTACTAGGGTTATAACGATTCCACTTCATATTAATCTATTTTAGTGATTGTACAAAAACTACCTGCATTATTTTCAGGTGTAGCACTTACGTTCAATGAAATGCCAGGATAAAACTTTCCAGCTGTAGTTACAGTAAACTCTCCAGTTACTTGAACAAAACCATTGGTGTTTGTACCTGTTCCAGAAACTGCTGGATTTGATGTAAAAGATGCCATTCTTGTAAATGTAGCCGAACCTGAACCAGTCAATCCGGCTTTAAAAGCACAAACCGCCATTGTTATATTTGCAAATGCACTAGTTCCATCGCCTAAGCCTGTGATAAATCCTATTGAACCTGAGTTAGCTAAACTTGTTAGTGTTAAAATCATTTCTAATTTATAACGACCAACAGCAACAGTAAAAGAACCATCACCATTTGCTCCGAGATTTCCAAATAACTTTTGTGAACCAGTTGTAGCGGTTAATGTAATGTTTGAAGCAGCTCTTAAAGTTTGAGGAAGACCCAACTTTAAAGCTAAAAGACCATATAACGCAGCTTGAGCTCTCTCATCTGTAAAATATAAATTCCCTATGCCTTCAGGAAGTGCATCGGTTGTTGTTGGAGCTGAAGTAGAACCAGCAACCCATTCATTATCATTTGCATCCCATAAGTATTGAATAGGTTCCACACCAGTGCCACCATCTACTATTGCATAATTTCCTGCTGATGCAGTTGGATGCGCTGTAATTAATGCCGCTTCTGTTGTGTAAGTTCCTTTGTAGTTTTCGTTTATAATAGGAATATCATCGAGAAAAGCTATTGTTTTTGTATTATCTCCTACATCTCGTAATATAATAGTTCCTGCACTACCTGTCGGTGTTTCAACTTCGAAAATCATTCCAAAATTACCAGCATCAGCTAAAAAAACAAGTCCGTAACTTCTTAATTCAGTACCTCTAGAGTTGTCAATTTCCTTTACATATAATGGATTTGTAGTTTGATAACCTTCGTCAGTAACTAGTTGAAGAGTTGGAACTCCACCACCTCCAGAACCAAGATTCTCATATAAGTAATTTAATGCATCAATAATTTTTTTAAAATCGTTAGCATCAGCATATTTGTCTGGTCCAAATTGCGCAAGAGCTGCTACAAGTTCAGGACTATTAACTTTTAATACTATATTTAACGGAAATGGGTTAGTAGTGCTCATACTTAAAATGATAATGGAATTAATGAAGGTAATCCAAACCAATTAGGATTCGGCGTAAATGCTGCAGGAGAAATACTCAATGATTCCATTTCTACCTGACACAATTGACCGTTTGAATTAGTTTGAATTTTAGGTTTGGTATTTTGGGAAATATCGTTACGACCAAACACTAAATGCTGGCCATTTGTATAAATGAATTTAACAAACTTGATTTTATGGATCAGTGCAATTCGCTCAGCTCTGTTTTTGTCATTTTCTGGAAAACGCCAAATTATTTTTTGACGAAAGGAAGTTCCTGAAGAGGATGAAATAGATTCTTCAGAAAATTCTAATGATGATAAAGTAGCATATGCTTTATGAAATGTAGCATTTTCAAATAATGAATTATGAAATGGTTGCCATCCAGTAATAGTTGATGGTATTGTATCGCCTTCAAAGGCAATTTCAATAGCGCAAGCATGTACATTACTTAATACTTTATCTAACAGTGTCATAGTGAAATTTCAATAGTCAAATATAACAAAAGTATTATTATAATCATACAAAAATATGATTATAAAAAAAACCACTATTTAAGTGGCTTGAATGGACATCGTTGTTTTTTATTTTTTGGAATTAACTGATCGTACTCTCGTTTAATTTTTTCTGCAATAGCTTCACGAATGAACCTTGCAACATTTACATTATAGCTGTCGAGCTTAAGTAATGTTTCATGTTGTAATTCAGTAATTTTTATTACTTTGACTTTGGTATATATTTTAGGCTTTGGCAT